CACCGACATCAAGCCCAAGGACGTGCCGAACACCAGCAGCTTCTATGAGATGGACACCAAGAAGATGTATCTCTATGACGCCGAGAACGCCGCATGGCGTGAGCAGTAAGAGGTGACGCCATGAACATGCGAGATTTTATGTTCGCCCGCTTTCTGGGTGGCGCCGGCGGCGGTGGCACACAAACCATCGAATACTTAAAAAATACGACGTTCACGACTGAATATTCCGAGGACTTCGGAGTGTTCGCGTACTTCGCACCGCTGGAAGCTGCAGCGATGCAATCGTGGATGGCGAACAGAAAACCCGTGACGGTCGTGTATGACGGCGAGGAATTCTCGCTCACCCCGCAAGTGATCGCGGGCATGGATGGCGAGGAGGGCGTCTGCGTCGGCAATATGGTCGCGTTTGGCGGCACCGGAAACAGTGAGCCCTTCGCCGCCGTGTCGTGGTTTGTGGGCGACACCCCCGGCTTCCTTATCGGCTCCGCCGTGGACACCTCGCCCACGCAGCACACAATCCGCGTCTATCAAGAGACGAGCGGCGGCGCATCCTCTTGGAACGACCTGACCGATAAGCCGTTTTGGGAAGTCACCGAAACCATCGAGCCTATCACTTGGGATGGTAATACCGAGGGGCTGGTGGAAGTCGATATTTTCGGTGACAAATTCTACAAGGTTTCGGATAAAGCATTTTCTAATGAGCAGATAAAAACAATGTCTGCTTCTATTTATAGCGAATGGGTTGATCCAGAGGGTAGTGGTTCTGGTGTGTTCCCCGTTGACATTGGAGAAGAATGGGAGTCCATGGTGCAAAACGGCATGGTAACCGAAGATTTTGTTTTTTTGGCTGCGTTTGGCGTCTTTGTTATTCACAAAAACGATGTCGTAATTCCGGATGTAGTAGCGTTTCCAGGAATCGGAACATACTTTCAAAGAAGAGAACAGAACGACGAAGGTTCTTATTATCTGGATTATATGACTTCTTTTCCGTCCGAGGCCACAACCGCAACCACCATCAAGAAAATCGACGAGAAGTATCTTCCCGATCCGGATGTGTTCACTGTTATCTTGACCTCAAATGGAGAAGAAAGCATCCTCGGCGCACCCATTGTAATTCCAAACAAGACCTTTGAAGAAGCGGTCGAGGCTATTAACGATGGACGGTATATCGAATTTAAGCTAATTCAAAGGAAACCCACAAGCACTATTGTGAGCTTCTCCACTCCGGCAACATATTGCGAATATCGCCCGACAAGTAATGATGTCCCGTTTATCGAGATAGGTGAATTGTTTAGTGACATCACGTATTACTGGACAGCTGATGGCATTTCAACTATTGAGCCTTCGGGCGGCAAATAACCAATGGATAGCATGATTATATCCGTTGAAAAAGGAGGATCGATATGACACCCAACGACAAGATCAAGCTGAAAGGTGAGCGCCAGATTCGCGCGCTGCAGGCCTTCGCACCCGCGTCGACCAAGCGGATCGACAGCGACCATTATGCCGAGGGCTACGCGACGACTTATGAGCCCTATGTTCTCTACGAGACCGAGGAGGGCCCCATCTATGAGCGCTTCGAGCGCGGATGCTTCGACAACTGCGACCTCTCGGACGTTATCTATCAGCTCAACCACCAGGGCACCGTCTTCGCAAGACAGACCAACGGCTCCCTGATCGTTGAGCCTGACGACGTCGGCCTGTTCACCGCGGTGGACCTGGGCCGAACGGCAGCAGCAAGAGCCCACCACGAGGAGATCGAAGCGGGCATGATCACCAAGATGAGCTGGGGCTTTATGCTCGGCGACCACTACTATGACCGAGCCAGCCGGACCATCGTCCACAGGACCGTCAAAAAGGTCTTTGACGTTTCCGGCGTATCTATTCCCGCAAACCAAAACACAGAAATCAACGCTCGCAGCTGGGGAGACGGAGTGATCGACCTGGCAGCCCGGAGTGAGGCAGAGCTTGACGATAGACGCAGACGCCTGCGTCTTAAAACAATCTTAGGAGGAATCGATCAATGAGAATCGACGAAATCAACACCAGACTCGCCGCCATTCAGGGCGAGATCGACTCCGCGTCCGGAGAGGCCCTCGCCGCTTTGGAGCAGGAAGTCGAGCAGCTGACCGCTGAGCGTCAGCAAATCCAGGCCGAGCTGCAGACCCGTCAGCAGCTCCGCGCAAACATTGCCGCTGGACTTGTTCCCGGCGAAATCATCGAAGCACAGGAGGATCCCAACATGGAAAACAGAACCTTTACTCTTGCATCTGAGGAATACCGCAGCGCGTTCTTGCATCACCTGCGCGGTGAGGACATGAGCGAGATCGAGCGCCGCGCCTTTACCTTCCTCACCAACAACACCACGGCACCCCTGCCCGAGGTTATGCTGAACCGCATCATCGACCTGATCGGCGAGGCACACCCCATCGTTGCCGACGTTTACACGATGCACTCCAACACGGCGATCACCATCCCCGTGGCCAAGAGCATCGCAGCTGACGCTGGCAAGACCGCAGAGGCCGCAGCTTCCAACGAGCTCGAAATCACCTTCGACAACGTAAACCTCGCCGGCGAGGACTACACCGCCAATGTCAAGCTCTCTTACAAGATGCGCAACATGGCGATCCCCGCATTCGAGGACTACATCGTGTCCCAGATCGCCGCTCGCCTCGGCTCCAAGCTTGCCGCTGAAATCGTGGCAAACATCAAGTCCGGCATGGCAGCAGCTAACAAGGTCGCAACCGGCGTGAACTACGCCAACATCTGCGCAGGCTTCGGCGAGCTGAAGCGCGTGGGCACCGTTGTTGTTTACGGCACCCGCAAGGGCGTTTACAACAAGCTGGTCGGCATGGTCGACGCCAACAAGCGCCCCATCTTCCAGCAGGCAATCACTGCAAGCGCAGCAGGCGCACTGCTGGGCTGCACGATCAAGTTTGAGGACGCTCTCGGCGACAACGAGCTGCTGATCGGCGACCCCAAGAAGTACCTGCAGAACGTGGTCGCTCCCGTGGTCATTGAGTCCGACAAGGACCTCGACAACCACACGATCGTCTACTCTGGCTACACCTGCCAGGAGGGCACGCTCACCGATGACAAGGCATTCGCTCTTGTCTCCGAAGCAGCCTAAAAACAATGAGCGGGGCTTAACGGCCCCGCTTAGCTTTCAGGAAGGAGGGGCCAAATGGAAGCTGTCACACTGTACAAATTAAAACAGGGCCTCCGCATAACTCACGACAAGCTGGACGACGACATCGAGGCGGACGTGGACGCCTGCCTGGCGGACTTGGCCGTCGTTGGCGTTATCTACGCAGACGAAACCGACCCGCTTATCTTCAATGCGATTAAGCTGTGGTGCCGGTCGCTATACACCGACGACACCGAGAAAGCAGCGGAATATCTGCGGCGCTATGAGGCCTTGAAGGCCAGCTTGATGATGGCCGAGGGCTACGGACGCCCGGAGGAGGAGAGCGATGAATGAGAGCATCACCCTCATTGAAGGCGCCTCCCGCCGGGAGGTCCTCTGCGGCCTGCAGAGTATCGGCACCCGGGAATTCTACGAAGCCCAGGCGACTGACTACCAGCCGGAGCTGAAATTCGTGCTCGCGGACTATCTCGACTATGAGGGGGAGACGCTCGTCAAGTACGAGGGCACCCTGTATCGAGTTATCCGGACGTATCGAAACGGCCAGAAGCTGGAGATCACAGTGGGCCGGGCGTCTGCTGAGGAGGTGGCGCTTTATGGCTAAAACCATAAAGCCACTCGAGATCGGCGACGCAATCACGAAGGAGCTGGAGACCTACCGGAAGAAGGTGGTCGACAGGGTCAACCTGGCGAGCCAGGAGGCAGCGACGGAGCTGGTCAAAAGGACCAAGCAAACCGCGCCGAAGCGCTCCGGAGCCTTCCGCAGGCACATCGCTTGCCAGGAGTCCGAGCAGATACCGGGCGGCACTAAAAAGTTTGTCTGGTATGTAAAAGCACCTCACCACCGGCTGACGCACCTGCTCGTCCACGGGCACGCCAAGAAGAACGGCGGCCGAGTGAAGGGCGATCCCTTCCTGGAGAACGCGCTGAACGAGGTGCGGCCGAAATACGAGAACGCATTAGAGGAGGCGATCAAGAATGATTAAAGCAATCTTAACCGCCGCCGGCGTTGAACACGCTCAAGGGCGCTTTCTTCGTATGCCGGCAGGCACCCACGCCGTCTATTTCGACGACATCGAAGTGAGCGCGGCCGACCGGGTCGAGTCCCCGGGCACCGGAGGGCTCCCCCGAATTTACACCCACAACGTCACGGTCGAGGTTTACGAACCGGCACCGGACGACCCCACCGAGAACGCAATCGAGCAGGAGCTCGACGCCCGCGGACTCGACTGGAACAAACAGGATCGCTACTGGCTCAAAGACTCGCAGCGATACCAAACTGTGTATGAATTCGCATACACGTCAAAATTCTAATAAGGAGGACCGAAATCATGGCAAAGAGAACCAAAGAGAACATCACTCTGGGCTCTGGTAAGGCGTATATCATGGAATATAACGCCACCACCGGCATCCCCGAAAAGGACGCCATCTGCAAGGACGAGAACCTGCTCGGCCATATCCAGGGCGGCGCTGAGCTGTCTTATTCCGCAGAGCCCCACGAGGAGAAGGACGACCTGGGCATGGTGTCCAAGATTGTCGTCAATGCTGAGGAGGCAATCCTTAAGCTGGGCCTGCTGACCTGGAACGGCGACACGCTGACCAAGCTCGTCGACCGTTGCAAGGTGACCACCCAGGGTGGCGTCCGCACCGTCAAGATCGGCGGCGCCGGCAACGCCCAGGGCAAGGAGTGGGTCGTTTGCTTCGCCCACGAGGACAAGAAGGACGGCAATCTGTGGGTCCTGCTTCGCGGCACCAACACCGCCGGCTTCACCCTGACCTTCGCAGTGGACGCGGGCACGAAGATCGAGCCCGAATTCAAGGCACTGCCCCAGGACGACGAAGGCACGCTTATCACCCTCATTGAGGAGACCGACGCGGCCTGACAAAATAAGCGGGCGGCCCTTCGATGGGTCTCCCGCTTTTTTATTTAACTTAGGAGGAAAACCCGCATGAAAATGCTTGATTTTAACGCACTCCAAAAGCCCACCTGGCCCGTCAAATTGAAGGACGAAGCGCAGACGGTCGTCAACCTTTCCACCCCCACGGTGGAGCTGGTGGACCGTTTGATCGCGGCCACACCGGAGCTCCAGGAAGTGGCAAAGACTAAAGACGGACAGACCGTCCGTGCCGTCTACGAGCTCATCGCCGACCTCATGAACTGCAACGAGGACGGCTTCTCCTTCACTGCGGAGGAGCTGCGCGACAAGTACAAAATGTCCCTGCTTGACGTGTTCCGCTTCGCGGCCGGCT